ATGGACGCGGAATGGGACATCCAGCACAACAACCGCGAGCTTTCCGAATTCAACGTGCCGGGCAACGAAGCGCACCGCAAGCCGGCCAGCACCTACACCAACAAGCTCGCCAAGATGATGTACATCCGCGAGAAAACGCCCCTTTCCGCGCCCACGATCCGCATGCTTCGCATGCCCGGCGGGCCCAAGGACAAGGTGGCCGGCGAACAGCGCGTCCGCCGCGAACTGCAGGACCTGGACAACTTTGTCACCCAGCGCGCCGAATGGGCCGTGTGGCAGATGTTCGGGGAAGGCTCGATCACCTACAACAACAACGGCCAGGTTTTCTCCGTGGACTACGAGATCCCGGCCAACAACAAGGTCACCGTCACCACGGACTGGTCGGACTTCACCAACAGCGACCCGGCATCGGACATTGACGCGTTACAGCGCGTGATCAGCCGCACGAGCGGACGCATGCCCACGGACATGTGGATCACGAAAACCGTCAACAACTACCTGGTCCAGAACACCAAGATCCGCGAGCTTTTGCGCAACCAGGACGGCAAGCGCATGCTGGCCGAGAACAAAATCACGCGCCTGCTGGACATGGACGTCCACATTTACGACAACACCTACCAGATCAGCGGCACCACCTACACCTTCATCACCGAGGACTACGCCATCCTCCTGCCCAAGAGCACGAGCGAGGATCCGGTCTTTGACATGATGGAGGGCGGAAGCATGGACCTGGACTCCCCCGAAGGCCACCGCGGGAAATTCAGCAAGATGTGGATCGACAAGGACCCCAGCGTCGAAACCGTACTGATTGACTGGGCTTTCATGCCCATCCTGAAAGTACCCGGCGCGGTCGGCCGCATCAATACGGTCGCATAGCGACGGCAAACCGGAGACCCGATGAAAGCAACGGCGGCTGGATCCCGAGAGGGGTCCCGCCGCCGTCGCGCTACTACCGGCACGCACCCGGGCGCGGCCACCAATTTTTACAAGCCCGGAAATTGAAACGCGGAGGACCGATATGGCCAAAAGCGAGCCCAAACTTTACGCAGTATGCCTGGGCGATTCAATAGCCCTTTGGGGAATCGTCTACACCAAAAACGAGATCGCCCCCGATCCGACCTGGCAGATGATCGACAAGGCCAAGGAAGCAAAGGAGGGCGTGGTCCTGCTTTCGGACGGCTCGCCATTCTACCAGATCGTCGACGAGAAAACGGCCACGGCCCTGGACGCGGACAAAAACAGCCCCTGCCATTTCACCAAGAAAACCCGCCTTTCACATTTTGGCACGCCGGACCTGATGAACCCCGGAGCCGGCAAGCACCCAAACGCGTCGATCTACACCGACGCCGGCGCGGCCGACGTGGGCATCAAAACCGGGACGCCCGTGCACCCGCGCCAAGCCCAGGCCAAGGCCGATGCCAAGGCCAAGGCCGAGCGCGAGAAGGCCGCGGAAAAGGCCGAGAATGAAAAGAAGGCCCAGGCCGAGAAGGCCGCCAAGGCCGCGAAAAAGAAAACCGGCAAGGGCCGAAAGTAAGAGGAGGACCAGGGCATGGTCAACAAGTCAACCGAGCAGGTCCTGAACGATTGCCACGACGATGCCAATGACGCCCTGCGCACCATTGGATCCGGAGGCACTCCCCCAAGCCCGGCCGGCATTTCCGACAATTTCTCGGTCACGGGAACGGCCGTGGACAAGACAACCGCGGTCGGGGACAAATGGCGCCCGGGCCACGTCAGCGCCCACGGGAACGCCGCGATCACAAGCGCCCTTACCATCAAATTCAAGCCGGCCAGCGGGGCCGAGCAACTCCTGGTCACATTTGCCGCGGGATGGACGGACATTTATTTTGATGATTTCAACCGCAATGCGATCTACGGGGCCGGCGATGAATTGCACATTGAATGCGCCAACGCCGGCGCGGCCAATATCAACGGCGACATCCGCGGGGAGGACTTGAGCTAATGGGCGGCGCCTACCGAAACGGGGAGAAGGTCACCCAGGAAAGCGTGCGCCTTGATGAGCGAGGCCTCGCGGATACCGGCTTTGTCAGCCGCGCGCAGACAAGCCTGGCCTTCGACAACGGCAACCGTCGCCTGACCATCACCCCGACCGGGGCCAGCTTTGAATACTACATCAAGGGCGTGCGTTACCAGAAATTCGGCGCCGAGACCGTGGACATCACCGACACCGAGGGCACCTGGTTTATTTACTACGACGGCGCAACCCTCACGGCCAGCCAGGTCGCCTGGACCATAGGCGCGGTCGCGCCCGTGGCCGTCGTTGTTTGGGACGCGGCCGGCAACGCCCGCGTCAAATTCCTCGATGAGCGCCACACGATCCTGATGGACAACGCAACGCACGAGGAATTGCACCAAACCATCGGGGCCAGGTGGAAGGCGGACGGGGGCGGCGCCCTTTCCTACACGCCCGGCGGCGGAAGCGCGGACAGCGACGCCCAGGTCGCATTGACAAACCTGACCATATACGATGAGGACATCGAGGCCTACATCGAGCACGCGGCCGCGCCCAGCGCGCCCTTTGAACAGGTTTTGACCCCCATCGCCAAGATCCCGGTCTACCGCCTGGACGGCGCCGCCGGAAACGTCCGGAAGAAAACCGCCGACAATTTCCCGTGCTGGCAGGGCCCTGGCGCCGGCAACGACCGCCTGCAGTACAACCAGTACACGGGCGGAGCCTGGCAATTGACCGAGGTCACGGACAACTATTTTGTGAACGTATGGGTCTGCGCGGACGCGGACAACGACGCGCCCGTCTTCGCCATCCTGGGCCAGACCGTCTACCAATTCCTGGCCGAGGCCCAGCTTGAGGACATCGGCGACCTCGACCTGGCCAGCTTCAATTTCCCCGAGGTAAAGGTCCTTTACCGCGTAACCTTCCGGACCAAGGACACCTTTACCAACACCGTCAAGGCCTTCATTGCCGCGGTCGCGGACTACCGCGTGGCCTCGAGCCTTCCCGGGGGCGTGCCGGCACCCACGGCCCACAACAGCACGAGCGGCCGCAACGTCGCCGGAGCGCACCCCGAGAGCGCGATCAACCCAGCGGCCATCGCCCTGGCTCCGGAATTCGCAGGCGCCGTCATTTCCAGGCCCGGAAGCCTGAACGCCGTGCAATTCAGCGCCGAGCACGACGCCTCCCAGGTCACTAACTACTACCGCGGAGAAAGCGCCCAGGCCACATTGCAGGCCTCAAGCATCATCGCCATGATCCAGATCCCGGCCGGCTTTGCCGGATGGGCCCCGGACGCCATAAAATACTTGAACAAGGTCGACGGCACCCCGGGATCCACGGGCCTGACCGTGAAAGTGTACGACACCGGCGGAACCCTTCGCCATACCGACACCAAGCAGGCCAACGCGGCATGGACCGAGACCGTGATCGCGGACACGGACCTGGCCGCGGGAACCTTCACCCCGGGCGCCATGATGAAAATCGAATTTTTGATGGAGGCCCAGGCCGTCGGCGGGACACCGAAAGGCGTCCAGCTTGGCAAACTCACCTTGACCCCGAAAGGCAACTAGATGGCGATCTACTACGTCGACGGGGACAACGGCAACGACGGCTGGGACGGCCTGGCCGAGACCTACCAGGGCGGCACCAACGGGCCAAAGGCCACCGTCGGGTCCATTACCCCGGGCACGGGCGACCAAATACGCATCATCAAGGCCACGAGCGCCTATGATGAGGGCGGCTTTCAGCTTGCGGCCATCGGAGCTATCCAGGAAAGCGAGCGCGTGACATACCGCGGCTGGGTCGTGGGCCAGGCCGCAACCGACCCCGTCGCGCCGGCCAACCGTCCCGTGCTTTCCGCCTTGACCGGGGGCGGGGCCGACATCATCGATCTGAAGGACAACGACTATATCAGCCTTGAGGACCTGGCCCTGGACGGAGCACAAAGCGGCTACGATTGCATCGACGGGAACACCGCGAGCTACCTCCGCGTGCGCCGATGCTTGCTTGCCAACGCGGCCAAGGCATGGCAATGCACGGCCGGCCCAACCTACGACGTTTTGATCGAGGACACCGAGATCGACACGACGGAGGAGGGCGGGATCAACTCGAGCACCAACCTCCAGGGCATAACCATCCGGCGCTGTTACATTCACGACATCCTGAATGGGGGCACCAACGGCGACGGGATCCAGCTACAGCACCAAACCGCGCCGCCTTTGCTTTCCAACGTTTTGATCGAGGACTGCCGGTTTGAAAACGTAGAAAAGGAATTGATCAATATAGGGGGATGCCGGACCGGCACCCTTATCATCCGGCGAAACTACCTCGATTGCCAAGGCCAGACCGTAGACCCGTCGGACGCCATCTACATGGCCGGATGCCGGGCCGCGACCATTGAGGACAATCTCATCCTTGACCCCAGCGGAAACGGGATCCACTACGCGGCCGCCAATTACGACGCCACGCCATACATGCCAGGCCAGGCCACGATCCGGCGGAACACCATACCCCTGGCCGGGGGAACGGCCAACTACAAGCGCGGCATCTACGTCAACGGCCACGATGGAAACGACGGCGAGATCCACATCTACAACAACACCGTGCACGCCGCGACCGAAGGCGGCCTGGGCGGGGGCGAGGGCATCATGTACCGCGTGGACAGCGGGGACGCGGCCGGCAACCCCACGGCCAGAATCAAAAACAATACCAGCTTTGACAACGATGACAACGGCCTTGAAATTCGGGGCACCTACGCCGGCGGGACCGTAACCGTGGACAACGACAACAACTGCTACAACGGCAACGGGGCCGCGGACATCAGCGACAGCAACGGCTGGGGAAACAACCCCGAGCCCAACGGACTGACCCAGGACCCCCTGGTCCGGGACAAGGCCGGCTTTAATTTCCGGCTACGGCAGGACAGCCCATGCATCGGCGCCGGGGCCGCGGCCGTGGCCAGCCAGCACGGGGGCCCGCCGGACATCGGTGCCTTGGAATACGGGGCCCCGCTTTTCCTTCCGGACGGCCGGCCGGCCAGGATGCGCGGGGGCAAGTATTACCGGGGACAGACCCCGGCCGACTTCGCCCTGGAGGGCATGGAGCGATGACAAGAAAAAATTTTCTTAAACGGAAATCGGGGAGGGCCACCTGATGGCCTGGGGACCCATAAACTGGAACGCCATAAAGACCGGCTACAGCCCAGGAACCCACATTGACAGCGCCGACCCCACGGTCGGCACGGAGGAAAACCAGCTTAAAGCGGCGATGTGGAACCTTTACGAAAACACGATGAAGGAACACCACATCCGGATCGAGGCCGGAGGCCTTGAGGGCACAATCGACCTTGACAGCGACCTCGACATCGGCGCCAGCCAATACGATATTTTGGTCGCCAGCGGCACCAACACAATTACAGCCTTTTCCACGGCGGCCGCCGGCGTTACCCGGAAAATCATTTTCAACAGCGCCAGGCAACTGACCCACGGCGCGGCCTTGAAATTGTACCCCAGCGGAAACCGGAACATTCAGACCGCGGTCGGGGACGTCGCCATTTTTGGGAGCCGGGGATCCGGCAACTGGGAATGCTTGGCCTACCAGCGCGCGGACGGATACCCCCTCCTGGGCGTGATACAGCACAAATGGAACGAAAACACCAACCAAACATTTACCGTCGTGAACAACCCCATCCCCTGGGACAACAGCCCGCCCCAAAGCGGGGAAGGCGGGCAGATATTCTCCCTGACCATTACCCCCAAATATTCGGACAGCTACCTGGAATTTTTCGCGGCCAGTTATTGCAGTACATACGCCAACGACCGCATCGTCACCCTGGCCCTGTTCAAGGACAGCGAAACCACATGCCGAAGGCAGGGGAAACCCACGGGCCACAACTGGGGCCGGTATATGTTGCATACAAAGGTCGACACCCCAAGCACAGCCGCCCAAACTTGGAAAATACGAATCGGGATCAACAGCACGGGCGGGGGAACCGACCTCTGGCTAAACCAGGACGCCCTCGCCAACCCCAAGGGCGCCCAAATTCTCGATCACGAATTTTGGATTAAGGAGGTCCGGGACGCGGCATGAAACACCTTGAACTTGTAATGGCGATCCAGATCGTGCGCCCGGGCGCCAGCTTTGCCTTGCGCGGCGACAGCCTGGAAGGCCTGGAATGGTGCGAAAAGCCCGAAGCCGAGGGCGGCCAGCCCAAGCCCACGATGGCCGAATGCGATGCCGTCCTGGCCCAGGCCCAGGCCGACGCCGCGGCCTGGATAAAGGACAAGGAAGCCAGGGCAACCATCGAAGAAAACCGCGACCTGGCCGTGCGAAAATTGATCGGCTACGTGAGCAAGGACCCCAACGCGCCCGCGGACCTGAAAGCCGTGGCCGCGGACATTGCCGCGGCCGAAGCCGACCTGGAGCCGGAGAAATAGAATGCCAGACGCCGACACCAACCGCGCCATCGGGGACATTTACCGCCGGATCGACGCGGACAAAAAGGAAACCAGCCAGGCCATTACCCAAGGATTCAAGGGCCTGGCCGATAAATTGGACCAGCACAAGGACGAAATGACCAAGGAACTGCGGGAAAACCGGGACCAGGTACACCGCCTTGACCTTGCCGTCCAGGAGGCCACCAACCGCCAGACATTGTGCAAGGCCGAGATGGAGCCCCGCGTGGCGGCCGTTGAAAAAACCGTCCAGGACCGGGCAGAGAAGGCCTGGCAGGTCGCGCGCCCGGTTTTGGTAAAAGCCCTGGAATGGGCCATTATCGGCGGCGGCCTTTACGGGATTTTGCGCACCCTACAGGGCGCCCTGCAGAGAGGAGCGGTCAGCCCATGAGCTACAGCACCAAGGAAAAGGCCCTGTCCCAAGTACCGAAAATGCTGGCCGCGACAACGGCCGAACTTGACTGGGACAATGGCGTTATTCCGTTTTGCGACAACTACATCGACAACAAACTGCGCGGCTTTTTTGAGGTCCCTTTCCCGACAACCGCCGACCAGTGCGACGAACCGTCGATTTTGCAGGCGGCCAACATGCTCTATGCCGGGCATGCCATAAATATTCGATACACCGAGGACGATCCCACGCGCGTCGCCAACAACTTTTTTTGGAAAGAGGGCCGGAAAATGATCCAGCAGATCCGGGCCGGCATTATAAAACTGGACCTGGACCACGCGACCTTGATCACCAACCCCGACGATGCCAACGCCGAACAGGACGCGGACAGCACGACCCAGGACCTGCGCCCGATTTTCAACCAGGGCAACGAACTGGACTGGGAAGATACGGTCTACGACCCCGACACCCACGAGCGCGTCAACCCCGAGGACTACAGGCCGTGAGATTCAACGTAAAGGTCCTGGGGGCCAAGGCCGTCCAGCAGACCATGACCAACCTGGCCAAGGCCAACAAGGACTACCGGCAACCCCTTACCCTTTGCGCCTTCCGGATGGAGCGGTCCGTCGCCGAAAATTTCCGCGCCCAGGGAATACCGGGCGAAGGCGTTTCATGGAAGCCCCTCTCCAAGTACACGATCCGGATGCGGGAAAAGCGCACGACCAGGCGCAACGCGGGGAAATACAAGGACAAGGCCCTGCTTGACACGGGCCGGCTTTTTCAGAGCTACACCAAACTGAGCGGCGAAGGCCACCTGCGCGATATCAACGCGCGCCGCCTTATTTTCGGGTCCACCCTTCCCTATGCCAAAAAGCAACAGGAAGGATTTACAAACCCAGGGGGACAGATCGAGGTCGCCGCCTTCACGCGCCGGAAAACGAGCACCAAGCGCCGGAGCAAGAAAAATCGGGTTACGGTAAAAGCCCACACCCGGACCGTGAAGCCGAGCCGCGTGCCGGCCAGGCCGCACCTGGCGATCAAGCGCAAACGCGACGTCCGCGTCTTTAACAAAATTTTCATGGAATGGGAAACCAACGCCCTGATATCCGGAGGCGCGCGATGATTGCGGCCCCGAGCTTCACGACGGCCCCCAACGCCGACAACGCAAGCATTGACATCACCCTGGGCGCCCTTCCGCCAAGCGCAACCCAGGTCCACATCTACAAGCGCACGGCCACCGGCTACGACAGCCTCGTCCACACGTTCACGGCCCCTGGATCCTACAACGACGCCGGCTACAGCAAATACCAGGTGGTCTGGTATCAGGCCGTGGCCGACAACGGGCCCGCACCAACGGACTGGAGCTATCCAAGCCGGGAAATTCAAGAGCAGGTCGGCACGGGCCGGCGCCTGACAATGGGGGCCCTTATTCTTGCGGCAAAAGACCTTTTTGACAACGACCCCGACCTGCAGGTCCTGGGATACATTGGCCGTGAATACTTTGTCGACCCCAAGCACCTCACGAGCATGATCTATATTTTGCCCGGGGAGGAGCGCCCCGATCTTCGCTGCGCCAACAAAATGGTCGAGAGCGAAATGGACGTGCAACTTGAAATTGTAACCACGGGCGGCGTGGGCCGCACGGCCTGGGCCAGGAACGAGGACGCGGTCAACCGCGTAATTGACCTCCTCCATTTGAACTACCAATGGGGATGCCGGGCCTATAACACGACCATCAACTGGGTCCGGCGCAACGACGAGGCCGAGGGGGACCAGCCCCAAAACCCGGTCACGACAATTTCATTTACAGCCATCACGCAATATGCGAAATTCATATAACAGGAGCGAGAAATGAGCGCCTACAGATACCGCTACACCGGGGAAGGCAAGCCCCCGGTTTTCCGCGTACCCCTGACAAAGGTCGGGCCCCAGGAATACGAGGCCCAGGACCCGATCAGCCATCCCGACTTTGAAGCCGTGGGCCAGGCCCAGGCCGAACCCCAGGCCGAGGACGGGGACGCCGAGGACAAAAAAGACACCGGCAAAGCCGGAAAAAAATCCAAGAAAAAGGACCGGGAGGACTAGATCATGAGCGGAATGAAATGGGAAACTTTCATCGGCTGGGACGACAGCGAGACCGCGGGCGTCCTGGACAACCCCTACTACTTCGGCGTGCAGAGCTTCGACCTGCCGCCCGCCATTGAGCGCAACCTGGCCGAGCAGGCCACGGGAACGCGGTCCTACCACCGGAGCGTGATCGTCCGGAAGGACCTTTCCGGCTCGATCAACTACGAGGCCGACGCCGAGACACTGACGCGCCTGCTTTCCTGGGGCATAGGCGCGGGCGTAGCCACCCCGATGGGCATCGGCGACCAGACCTCGTGGTCCTTCAAGCCGAAACACACGAGCCCGGTCCTGACCCCGTTCTATATTCGGGAATACAAGGCCCTGACCGGCGAGACCAACGGCCTGATCTACGGCCCGTCCAAATTCAACAGCATCACCCTGGAAGCAACGGCCGGCGAGAAATTGATGGCCAGCGGGGAATTTTTCGTCAGCCATCCCGCCGTGGCCGCGGCCGGCGTGCACGGCGCCGAGACCTTCCCCGACCTCGAGCTAAAGCCGTTCATGTTTGATCAGCTTGTATTCCTTGAGGACGATCACGCGGCCTTCCCGCCGAGCACAGGCGTCCTGGTTGAGCGATTCAGCATGACCCTGAACAACAACCTCGTCACCGACCGGCGCGTGGCCCAGGCCGCCAACAGCCAGTACCCCTACAACTTGCCAGAGGGCAAGGTCGGCATCACCGGCGAAATGGACATCCAATTTGACAACGCCGACACCTACCAGGACTTTATAGCGGGCCAGGAAAAAATGGTCCGGGCCACCTTCACGGGCGACCTCATGACCGGGGGCACCAACAACTACTTATTGCAGATCGACATCCCGCGCCTGGTCCTGGACACGCACAACCGAGGCGGAGCCATTGAAGGCGGCAACGACCGGCTGGTGGCGACAATTGGCTTTACGGCCATGTACGACAGCACCGAGGCAACCGAACTCGAGGCGACATTGCAGAATTTGACAACCGCTATTTAATAGCGGAATAAAATCCTTTGTGGCGGAGGATACGAAATGCCCTTACATTTGCTTGACGGAATGGGAAAGGTCAGGGACGAGGACCTGACCGAATTTTCGGTCTGGATTGAGAAGGACACGGCCAAAGAGGCCGAGGCCCCCAAGGATCCGGACGAAGCCGCGGACGAACTGCCGGAGGAAGCCCTGCCGGAGGAGCGCGAGGAGGCCAGGGCCAAGGCCGAGGCCTACCGCGAAACCGTGGAGGAAATCCGGCTTTTCATACGGCCCATGAGCGGCTACGAACTCGAGCGGGCCGGCAACAAAACCGGAATCGTCAAGGGCAAGGGCCGGGGCGACGGCAAGGAAAAGCGGACCGACGGCACGGCCAGCCTTGACCACATCGCCAAGATCCTGGTCCGGATCGAGCCCGCACCCGTAAACGAGGCCGGCCAGCCCCAGGAGCGCGTGACATTGGACGTGGTCCGCGGCCTTCCGGCCTGGTTGATCATGCGGCTTACCCAGCACATGGACCTTGTAAAACAGGGCCAGGCGGAGAAGGAAAAAAACTAGCCCGGGCCGTCGCCCATTTGATGGCAACGGCGGCCACCGGCGGAAAGGTTACGACGTGCCAGAATTGCGACAAGCCCGAAGCCTACCGGCGAGGGCGATGCCTGGGCCCGCGCGACCAAACCAAGCCGCAATGCCCGGTCCACGGCATACCCGCGCACGCCTGGGCCGTCGTGACCTTGTACAACCGATGCCAGGCCCGGGGCGCCCTTCCCTACCCCGGGGGCGTCCTGGACCAGCCCGAAAACCTCATGCGCTTTTTCGACGTCATAGACAACGAGATGGAGCGCTACAGGGCCCGGAAGCGCCGGCCGGCGGCCGCCGACAGGCCAGAGCCAGAGCCCAGGCCGCAGGAAAACCCAAAGGCCGGGGGCCGGCGATGAATTTTCTTAAACGGAAATCGGCGGAAGGGAGGGCCAGGGCATGCCAGGCGGACTAAAGCAAAATCTAGCCATTATCATCACCGCCCAGGACCAGGTCAGCGGAACCACGACCAAAATCGGCGCCCGCTTGAAGGCCGTGGCCACCGGGGCCGCGCGCATGGCCCGGCAATTCGCAATGGCCGGCGTCGCGGTAGGGGCCGCGGTCGTGGGCATGGTCGCCAAGGCCACCAAGGAATTTGCCAACTTTGAAACGAGCATGCGGAATGTTTGGACCTTGCTACCCATAGGCGAAGCCGCCTTTAAGGACCTTTCGGCCCAGGTCCTCGAGATGAGCAAGGCCCTGCCCCAAAGCCCCGAGGAATTAGGCGCCAGCCTTTACGACATCATCAGCGCCGGAATCACCGACACCGCGGAGGCGATGGCCGTCCTTGAATCCAGCGCCAAGGCCGGCGTCGCGGGCCTGACCGATGCCAAGAACGCAAGCAAGGGCGCCATTTCCATCATGAACGCCTTTGGCAAGAGCGCCGGCGAGATCCCGGGAATTTTTGATACCATGTTTGCAACGGTACGGGTCGGCATAACGACCTTTCCCGAAATTTCAGAAGCCGTGGGCCGCATGGCCTCCCAATTCGGTGCCGCCGGCGCCAGCGTAGAGGAGATGCTGGGAAGCCTTGCTTTCATGACCCGGATCGGCCTGAACACCCAACAGAGCGTTACCCGCTTGGCCCGGGCCATGCAGAGCATGATCAAGAATTCCGACAAATTCCAGGACATGGGCGCCGAGATTTTCGACGCCACAGGGAAATTTAGAGGCATGGAGGCCATTATAACCGACCTCCGGAAAAGCCTGGCCGGATTGACAACAGAACAGCAATTGAAGGCCATACAGAAACTGATCCCCCAACAGCGCGCCGCCCAGGCCATACAGGCGATGGTCACCAATTACGACAAATTCCGGGACAGTTTGAACCAGGTCGCGGACAGCCACGGCGCCGCCGACGCCGCGGCCGCGAAGCAACTGGACAGCACGGCCAACAAGGTCAAGCTATTACAAAACCAATTCAGCAACCTGCTCATCCAGAGCGGGGAAAAATTCGCAACCGTCCTACTTCCCAAAATTGAAGCCTTCACCGAGCGCTTCAAGAAGGAAGGCGACGAATGGATCAAAAAATTTACGGAATTCGGCGAGAAGGCAATAAAAACCATTTCCACCCTGGTCACCTGGGCCGATAAATTCCTGACCAAGGTCGGGGAAATTGGAACGCGCCTGGGCGAATGGGACTCGGCCCCCATTATTCAGAAAGGCCGCGAGGGCGCCGAAGTAATCATGATTCAGGGCGACGCCTTGGAGCGTTTGAAAAACGTGGTCACCGGCCTTTACATGGCCAAGGAATGGCAAAAAATAGTTGACATGCTTACCAAGCTAAAGCCGGCCATTCCCCCGGAGGAATGGCGCGACTTCGGAATGGCCCTTGGAATAGCAAACACCGAACTCGGACGCATGGCCCTGGCCCAAGAGCGCCTGAACACGGCCAACGAGAAAGCCGGGGCCAAACCACCCCCGGTCCCGACCCCGCCGCCGGCGCCAGGCCTCGGAGGAGCACCAGGCGCAGGCGTGCCCGGACTTCCGGAGGGGAAAACCATCGCGGAAGAATTCGCGCGCGTAGACAAGGAGATCACCCGCGGCTTGATGGACCAGCGAAGCATCATCATTGAAGAATTCCTCCAACGCGAGGACATAATAAAGGCATGGGGGGCACAGCGCGTCGACAGGGCCAAGCAGGCCGATGAACTTATAAAACGCAACCGCGAACTCATGCTCAAGGACATCGCGGACCTTGAAAAGCAGAACGCGTCCGATTTTTTGAAACTTTGGGAGAACACCCTCGACAGATTCAGCGCCGGCTTTGCCGAGGCCGTGGCCGGCGCCATTGTAAGCCAGCAGTCATTCACGGAAGCGATGGCGACCATGATCCGCGACCTTGGGAAATTGATAATTCAAACCATAATCGAAATCGCCATAAAGAAATTGATCGCCAACGCCCTGGCCGGCAACGTGGCCGCCATTATTGCCCTGGCCGGCGGGGCCCTTATAGCCTTGAACGCCATGAAGAAAGAGGTCAACGCCAGCCCGAGCACCAACCAGGAGGGCGGCTACATTCAGCGGAGCGGCCTGGCGATGGTCCACGAGGGCGAGCAGATCCTGCCGGCCGGGGCCCGCACGAGCCGGCCAGGCCAGCCCATGCGCGGGGGCGGGGCGCCTACCGGCGAATTGAAGATCGTCCTGCAAAACCCGATTTTCCTGGGCGGCAAAAGCGACGCCGACGCCTTGGCCCGTGAATTGAAGCCGGCCCTGGACCGCCTGGCAGTAAGGAACGGATAAATGGGAAACCCGAAATTTCAGGACCCGGACGTGCCGGCAACCAAATTTGAATTTTCAGCCGATGACCTGCCGGCCCTTCCCAGCGACAACTACATCAAAGAGATCGCCCATTTTTTGAGCCGGGACCGGCTCGAGCGCGACGGCATCCTCGTCGCCAACTACGTGCGGAAAAAACTGCGGCAATGGCGCGTTGTTATTCGGAATTGCCCCGAGACCTCGGTCAGCGTAGCCGGCGCCCCGAATTTCAAGAGCTTTGCCGAGGCCGTGGTCTTCGACTACTACCCGGACAAGGACGAGACGCCACACGTGCGCGTGGAATGGCTGGACGCCGACCTATTCCAACCCGAGCTACAGGGCGGAGGAACTTATAACTTTGAATTCATCATGCGCGAAGTGCCGGTGACCTAGATGCCCATTGACGCCTCCCAGGCCTTCATCGACGAAAGCGGGAAATGGCATGGAGCCAATCCGGCCTACAGGATCGAGATCGATCATGGGAGCACTACATACGACGAAACGAGCCGGATTTTCAGGACAACGCCAATCGACCGACTTCTCGAAAAATGGGACAGCTTCGGCGTGGCCTTGGCCGCCCAGGTCACATTGACGGCCGCCAACCATGACCAGCGCTACAGCCCGGCAAACACCTCGAGCCCGTTTTACCCCGACACCTTGATCGGTGACACGGTCCGGATTTACTTAAAATTTTTCAAAACCCTGTATGGAACCTACGCAAGCCCCAATATTTACGCCAGCCAAAATCTCTACATGACCGAGCCCCAAACCGAGGAAATTCTGGTTTTTACGGGCATCATAAAATCCGTGAACCAAAACAAGAACGCGGAAGCCAACCTGATCGTGCGCGACGCCGTCCAGGACCTCCTCGACAGCCGGATCGCTATAAGTAAAACATACAGCGGGGATCCGGCCACCGTGATCAAGGCCATCATCGAGGACGCGGGCCTGGCCGTCAACTTGGACGAATACGAAAATACAAAAGACAAGGTCATTTTAATCAATTGCGCCTTGGACGTAGAGGCCGGCGGAAATTTTCTCGAGGCCGTGCAGGAGGTCACAGCCGGCACAGGCCTGGCCGTTTTCACGGATGAAGAAAACAAGATCGTGATTTATTCGATCTACCCCAACTTTAACGATTTTGACGAATTCACAAGCGGAGAGGCCAACCTCCGGACATTCAGCGGCGACCACGATGACCGGGACAACTTCAACATTGCAGACATCAGCGGCGGCATCGAGGAAAGCGCGGTCCGAAACAAGATTATTTTCAACTACAAAGACCTGGCGACCGGGGAGGACGCGACCTACACACGGGAGGACGCGGCCAGCATTGCCAAATACGGCGAGCAGGCCGTGACCATTACAACAACCCTGAAACTTGGCCAATTCAGTTTTGACATCTGGCCCGCCCGCCTATTGGCCCGCTATTCGGTCCCGCGCCGAGAATACAGCGCGACAACAAGCCTAAAATACACGAGCATCTACCGCGTCGGCGAATACTTGCGCCTGACCGATCCGGCCCTGGCCGAAAGCGGCGCACTATTCCTCATGCGGAAAAAGGGCCTGGATATTGCCGGCAACAGGGCCCAGATCGAACTGCAGGACATCACCGACCTGGACGGCGTAAAATGGGGCTTTGTAGGAAGCGACATTGCCGAGGCCGACGGCAACAGGCCGTCCGGATTCATGGACCACCTGCACAACAAAGGCTTTGAAAGCGCGGTCAACCCGGGCGTGGACGATACCCCGGAGAAATACACGGTCACGCCACCAGGGGCCGGCACATTCACCTTTGCCCGATCCGACCTGCAGGCCAGGTCCGCCATGTACAGCGCGCGCCTGCAGATTTTGAACGCGAGCGGGGGCAAGGCCGTGCAGACCATAAACCTCCGCGGACTTATAAACCAGACCACCCTTTATTATTACATCAGCTTTTATTACCGGGGCACGGTCACGGCCGGGAGCGCCCTGGTCCGCGTAAAGGAAGCCGGCGCGGCCGTGCGCGGCACCGTAACCATCAACGCAAGCGCCGCGGACTGGACCCGCGTGGGCGTTTCCTTTTCGGTATTCACGGCGGACACAACGCCCTACACCCTGGAGATCGAGCCAGGAAGCGGCGCCGATGACTTGGACATTTACATCGACGATATCCAGATCGACGACCAGGTCGGGACCCCGTACCCATACCAAGTCAACTGGAAAACTTATTGTTTTGCAGGCAAGGACGCGGCCCTGGCCAACCCAGGTTTTGATCTCGATGGAAACGTAAACGGCGTCATCAATGGCCTCGACTTTTTAGAAGGCTTTGAGGAATTGCACAAGGTCGCCAGCTAGGAGAAAAAAATGCCCAACGACCTCGATCCACGAACCGCGGTTTTTACATACCAAAACATGAAACTCCTCTATAAAGAGGGGATAACCGAGCAATGGATATCCAAGCTCGTCGAAAACGAGGGCTGGAACCGCTTTCAAATTGGCCGGCTCTTAAACCAGGTCCCAATTGGAACCAGCCCGGCGCCCGTGCTTGGGGAAGAATTCGGCCTGGTCCGGAGCTTCGGAAAAACAATTACAACGGACGGCACGCCTTACAGCATGGACACAAGCGTCGACTGGAGGGATCGCCATATTTTCGCGGCCGGGATTGTCACCGAGGACTCGACCAGCTACCAGGACGGAACGTCCACCATGAAGGATGCCTTTGCCACCCAATACTACGACCAAAGCACGAGCGCCTGGAAAAGCATTTCCGGAACCCCCGGAACTTGCGCCATGACGATGGCATACTGCTACACCGGGCCCGGCGGATACGGCTACCGGGCAAGCCTGATTTTTTCGGACACCGGAACCATCGTGAGCACATTTTCATTTTACGCAGACGCGAGCACCGGCAATCTCATCGCCCTTGGAGGAAAAACCGGAGGCATTAGCAACGGGATCAGCGCCTACGGCATCGTCGTGGCAAGCCCAAAACGCGGATACCAGAGCCTCTAAAATGAACCGCCTAAAAGCCCGCCCCTTTTTGGATGGCGGCCACGGGCCGGCCAAGCCCAAGGCCTACGCGCCAGGAGTGGACGAACAGGCCGTGGCCTGGATTTTGGCCGAGACCGTATGCGGCCTGCTTGAGGCCGACCCCCGGATCCGGCCAGGCCGGACGCGGGCCAGCTACTGGGAAACGCCCCGGCTTTCGGAGCGCGTGGCCACGGCCAACCAGGCCGGCGCGGACATTTTCATCAGCATCCACCTCAACGACAACCCCAGCCCCAGGCCCCGCGGCTTGGAGGTCTACTACTACGGCCGGTCGAGCACGGGCCAGGCCCTGGCCGACAAAATGGCCGCGGCCATAACCGAGGCCACCGGCTACCAGGGCCCGGTCCGCGTGATCGGGAGCCCTTCGCCCAGGTACAAAACGACCCTATACGTGCTCAAGCGCACGGCCATGCCGGCCCTATTGATTGAAGGCGGATTTTTGAGCAACCGCCAGGACGCGGACCTGTACAAAAACGGGACTTTCCCCGGCGCTATTTGCCGGGGGATCCAGCGGGGGACGGTCGAGGCCTTAAAACACCTTGGCCGCCTACCATAAAAACCAGGAGGACACCGATGAGGAAAATCCAGACCCTACTTTTGATGGCCGCCCTTGTATTGGCCGTGGCCACGCCGGCCCTGGCTGAGGAAGGCAAAACCGCCCTTGAAACCTTCCTAACTTCCGAGGCCTTCGCCAATATCGTGATCGGCGCCATCGCCCTGGGCCTTGCCGCCCTTCGCCTTCGGGCCAACGACGAACAGCGGAAAATTATTGACATGGCCGTGGGCATTGCCAACGCCGTGGAAAAGGGCATCCCGGACAGCGCGGACGGCAACGGCACCCTGGGCAAAATGGACCGGGCCCTGCGGCGCTTCCGGCGCGACTGGGAGAAGGTAAAAGGCCAGGCCCCCAAGGACGCCATCATGGCCGCGGCCCGGGGCGCCATTGAGCGCTGGGTCGCGGACCGGAACGCCGGGAGGCACCTTTGACCGGCTACGCTTCACGGCCGACTTTGCCGGCGGCCGCCTGGACGTGGGCCATTTAACCCACATTCTACCAATCAGCCGGGACCGCATAGAGGGCCCAGGCCTTCGGTTTGTCCGGCATTTTTGACACGATACCCGGCGACCAGCCCGTCGGGATCCGGCCCGCCAGGGCGGAGCGGGAGCACCCCGCGCCTGCCACGCCACCACAGGCGGGCCGGTTTTTTATTGCACCCCCGGGTCCCGGAAATGGCGTTTCTTAAACGGAAATTTCACAAAACGGCCCCATCTGTTCAAAAATAGCCCGATTATTTCACGAAAAGCCCGATAATTTCACGGCCGGGGATCCACGGACCCCAGGCCAGCCAGCCCGGACTTTGAAGAAAAAATCTGCATTTTTTTACCAACAGGACTTGACAAACCCTTAAAATGGGCCTATATTCTATATAGGATGAACAAAACAAAAGGAGACAAGACGATGAGCGAAAAACAGAATTTCACGCCCGGAACCAAGATACTGATCAAAACCAACCCCCACGAGGCCGCGGAAGGCATCATCGGCACGGTAAAGGCCTACCGCGCCGGCGAGGGATTCATGAGATGCGACCTGGTAGAGGTCGAATATCACAGCCCCCGCGAGGGCGCCCTGGTTGTTTACCCCTTCGGGACCTTCCACCTGGGCGGCACGGCAGAGGAGATGGAAGCGGCCGCGGACGTCCTGGAAGCCCAGGCCGCGGACCTTCGCCGCCTTGCCAAAGAGGCCCGGTCATGAATACCCGCAACATTGGAACCAAGGGAACGACCGAGCGCCAGGCCATGCGCCGCGCGCAATACCCAGGCGGAGCCCCGGAGATTTTGAGCGAGATCGAACAGCGGGCCTGGGAAAGCAAGGACCTGGCCCTGCTTTGCGCGCTTTCCACCCTCGATGACGAATGGCCGGCATCCCGCGGAAAATTGATCCCCTTCCTTAACTTCGCCCGCGTATTCCTGGGCGCGGCCATTGGAGACAAGGTCCCGATTTACCCCGAGCGCGTCCGCACCGTAAGCGACCTGATCGCGGAAATGTTCGGGGCCGGCATGGCCCACGAGGTCCGGGAAGAATTGGAAATTTACGACGGAAGCGAGGGCAACTGACATGGCCACCAAATACCGCACCCTGGTCCGCCGGACCGGATACGTTTACAAAGCGACCAGCCTGGGCACCGCCCAGGCCCTGGCCCGCGAGGACAGCAAGCGCAACGGTCCCTGCGCCGTTTACGGCATGGACGGCGAGCGCGTCGTCGAATTCCACGGCGCCTGGGACAAGGGCGAGCAGATCGAGCAAGCGGAAAGGAGCCAGGCATGATTTATACCCGCTTCGGAAACGAGGTCCGGATCACCGGCCTGCAGGACCGGGAATGGGTAACAGCCGTCCGGCAGTACGACCAGGCCGCCCGCGAATACCACATCAGCGACCTGCGCGCCGATGGCGGAGCGCCCGAGATCGACAAGGCCCTGGCGCCCTTCCGCGCCCAGGGCGACCAGGACCAGGAGCCGGACCAGCCAGAAATGGTGCCCTGCACCCGATGCGGCGACGGATTCAGCCAGCCCGACCCGGACTGCCCCGACTGCGGGGGAAACGGGGAGGTCCCGGCATGACCGCGCCGACCCCCAGCCGGCGCCCCGGCCAGGTCCCGACCCCGGGCGAGGAAAAGGCGGCCCTGGAATTGGCCCGGGCCCTGCAGGACCCCGCGATCCGGGCCGCAACCATTGCCGTCTTGCTTGCCAACGCGGACGGCAACCTGGCCGCGGAGATCCAGGCCTGGCAGGAATGGGCGGCCTTCCCCCAGGCCGGGACCACCTACCGATGGGCGATCACGGGCCTGCTTGAGCGGGCCCTCCCGCTTTGGAAACACGCCCAGGCCATCGTGGACGCCTTGAAGGGCGTGGGCCAGCGCGACCGCGCTGTCCAATTCGCCGGCGCCCTGATATGGGCCATATACCCGGAGGAGCCCGCCAAACCGTAGAGCCCCCGGGCCCGCGTCTCCCGGGCCCACAACGCCGCCCCGGCGCCTGTTCATCCTAAACCCGGCGCCGGGGCGCCCCCTTTTCAGCGCCGCGAGGCCGTGAGAGCCCCCAGGACGGCCGTGGGCAAACAGCCGCCCCAGGGACCGGCCAGGCCCGAGAACGTGCCAGGAAGGCCCAACAGCGCCGGCGCAGGGCCCCAAAGCGCCGGGCCCCGGCAAATTTTCTTAAGCGGAATTCAAAGCAAGCCCAAATTGTGCGACCTATGGGACCGATGGAACCTGTGAAACCGATGGAAACGATGGAAACGATGGAAACCGCCAAGTTTTCCACATATTCACAAGTTATCCACAAAAAACCAATGGAAATCATGAAACATGTGAAACCTATGAAACCAATGGAAACCAACAAAGGCCAAAAAACTTTCAAAAAAACGACACAACCCCTTGACAGACACCGAATAAAGGACTATATTCTATATAGGATGAACAAAACAAAGGAGACCGAAACGATGAACGCAAGCACAATCACCGAGTACAGCGCCGGCGGATTCACGGTCCACGGGGCCATGATCGGCCGCGACGGATTCCGCACCGAGGCCGAGGCCAGGGAATACGCCCGGCACATGGCCAGCCAGCCCGGCGTCGCCCCCTTCTTCGAGATTTACGCCTGGGACGCGGACGGCAACAACGAGCACATCGGCACCGAAGGCCGCGAGGAGGCCTGACGATGCGCACCAACGCCGCCACCAAGCGCCGGGTCCGGGCCGAGATTTTCCGGACCCTGCGCCGGATCGAGGACGCCGGCTACAAGGTCCCGGACGCGGTCAAATTCTACGGCCGCGAAAGCCGCACCATCGCCTTTGCCCGCGGTACACAAAGCCTGCATTTCAACTACCGCCTGATGGGCAAATACACGCCCTGGGACAACGAATTGACGGTCGCCCACGAGATGGCGCACATTGAGGCCTACCGCCGGATCGCCAAGGCCCGCGAGGCCGTCACCCAGGCCAAGACCAGCACGGCCGCGAAAATGCAGAGCCTGGCCGAATACCGGCAGACCCAGCGCGCCCTCGAGCACCACAAGCCCGGATTTTGGCAGATTTTCATCGAGATCTGCGAGGCCACGGGCCTGCCTTGGGAAGCCCACAACAGCGGAAGCGCGCCCCAGGTATGGGCCCAGGTAAAGGCCAAGGCCCAGGCCCTGAAATTCAAGGCCCGCTTTCGGGCCGACCAATTCCGCCTCGAGGTCTACCAGCACGCCGCGAAATTCGCCAAGGGCGACCAGATCGCCCTGGCGTTTTGAGGAGGACACCATGAAATGGGGAGAACCGAAGCGCGAGCACAAGGCCGACGGCTGGACCTTCACCTGGGACGGCCACGGATGGTGGGGCGAAAACGACAGCATCGGCCTTGACGTTTCCGGAGGCCCGGGATGCTGGATGGTAAGCGGGACCAAGGGAAGCACGCCCGAGGACTACGACATCGTCGAGCTTGAGGAGAACATCCCCCGCTTGAAGGACGCGTGCGAAAAGGCCCAGGAAATTGTCGATGCCCAGGAATACAACGGACCGGACGGCCCGGAAGCCTATTTTTAGAGGAGAATCGCCATGACACCCAACCCCGGAAAAATTTTTCTTAAGCGGAAATTCAAACGCGAGCGCCAGGTCTACGTGGTCGCGCGCGCCACGGCCCAGGGCGGCCCCTGGACCGTATGGCCCGTGCCCGAAAGCGCGGGGATCCGCGCCCTTCACAGCCTGCAGGTCCTGACGGCCAGGAGCCGCGCGAACCAGGCCCAGGCCATCGCCGACAAGCACAACGCCCAGGAGGACAGGCCATGAAGCCCCAGCCCGACCCCACGCCCCTCACCGAGTACGGCCTCGGCTTTTGCGTCCGATGCAAAACCGGCCAGGACTACCAAGCCTTTACCAACGAATTCCCCATCGCCGTGGCCGGCCAGGACCGGACGATCCGGCTCCACCTTTGCGCGGATTGCATGGCCGACATTGCGATGGAGATTTACAAGCGCGACCTGGCCTGGGAAGCCGAGCACGGGCCCACGCCCTGGCGCAAGGCCAAGGGCAAGCGCCTGCACATCCACATCCCCGAGCCCGGCGACAGCCAGGCCGAGATCAGCGGCAAGATTGACGGCATCCTGCGCGACGAAACCGGCAACGAGGAGGAACTGACATGAACGGGAAATGGAAGCGGGACGCCAACGGACACCACCACCTGCAGGAACGGGCCGTGATTCACATTGTCACCGAAACCGAGGTCGAGCCGCCCGAGCGCTACGAGATACGGACGGTGGGCGAAAAGCGCCTGCGCCAAGTAAGCGGCCCCTGGACCTTCCGCGCCCGCGCATCGGTTAAAAGCGGCATGGCCATCGGCCCCTGGCTTTGCCGGGAAGCGATGGGCCGCGGGGGCGCCTTCCACGAGACCAAGCGCCTGGCCAAGGCCAAGGCCCAGGCCCTGGCCCGCGAATTGATACAGGACCTCATGGAGCCCAAGCCTTGACCAGGAAGCGATGGGCCCGGGGCGAATGGCCGTGGGTCGTTTCCTTCGACCTGCAGGCCGGCCATTGGCACACCATAGGCCAGCACAAAATCCGGCGCATTAGGATCGAGCCCGGGCCGGACGGGACGGACACCCCTTTTTACAACTTCGATGAAAATGGCCGGGCCTGGTTTTTGCCAGATGACCTTTACAGGACCTGGGAGGAGGCCGAGGCCGAGGTCCGGAGCCGGCAACTGCAGACCTTCGGCCGGGACACGCGAGCGGAGCCCGATCACAAAATAAGCGAAGATGTAGGGAAGAATAAGGGAAGAATAAGGGAAGCCGGCCGCGGCCGGGATCCAGGCGCCGGCCAGGCCCAGTTATTCGACCTTGACAAACCCGGAAACACCGGATAAACTCATGAAAACACGGGTCAGGACAACAGACAAACCCCGAACCGGGGAACCGCCCTGCCCGAATTCAAACCAGGAGGACAGCATGCCCAAACCGAAAACCGACCCCGAGGTCCGCGGCGCCTTTTCCATTGCCACGGTCGCGCGAGCTTTGAACGTAAGCCGCACGACCGTGTGGGACTGGGCCAAGGACGGCCGGCTCGAGGCCTTCCGCTTGACCAAGAGCCAGAAAAGCCCCTATCGCATCCCCCGGAGCGCCCTGGTCCGGCACTACGGCGAGGACGTGGCCGCGCATTGCGACCGGATCGAAGCGGCACGCAAGTCATGACCAACGGCGGGACCCCGGACCCGGGATCGATTGCCAGCGAGATCCGGGCCGACCTTGTAACCTACAAGGCCGAGAAGCGGAGGAAATGGCGGCCCAAGAGCAACGCCGCCAGCCAACTCGGCCATCCTTGCGCCCTTGAAACCGGGCGCTATTTGTACATCCGGCGCATCACGCCGGAGGAAAATCTTGCCTTGCACCCCGTGGCCAAGCAGTTTTTATTTGATGACGGCAACACCCACGAGGAAGCGGTCATCGCGGACTTGAAGGCGGCCGGCCATCAGGTCGACCGCGGCCAGGCCAGCTACACCTGGGACGCCTACCAGATCAGCGGCAAGATTGACGGATTCATTTACACGAGCGCCGGCGCCTTCCCATTGGAGGCCAAGGCCATGAGCCCCTCCCTTTTCCGCGCCGCGGCCAAGGCCGCCATCAACGGCGTCTTGACATGGGACCGGATAAAGGCCACGCGCAACGACTGGATCGCCAAATACGCGGTCCAGCTTAACACCTACCTGCTGATGACCGGCCGGCCCCTTGGAATTTTCGCTTTCAAGGACAAGGAAAGCGGGGATATTGCCATTTACGGCTGGGCCCTGGACTACGACCTGGGCGAGACCGCGATCAAGCGCGCCGAAGAAATCAACGCGGCGATGGCCGGCACGGGCCCGGAACCCAAGCATTGCACGCGGCCCGACCTTTGCGGCCGATGCGAGATCTGCCACATTTGCAAGCCGCCCTTGGTTCAATTCGGGGAAACGCGCGAGATCATGGACAACCCCGACCTCGAGGCCAAGCTCATCCGCCTTGAAGAATTGGAGCCGGCCTACAAGGAATATAAAACCTTGGACGAACAGATCAAGGCCGCGGTCCGCGGCAAAATCGGCGTCCTTGGGGATTTTGAAATTGACGGGGCATGGAGCGAAAGCCCGGCCCAGGTCATCCCCGAGCACACGGAACCACCGCGCCGGCAATGGCGCCGGAAAATTACCAAATGGAGGAAAACAGCATGAACTACGACGACGATCCGGCCATCGTGCCGGTCAACGAAAAAGAAAACATTGTCCAGGCGGGCAACATCGCCGAAGCCCAACTCGTGCCGGCCGGGCCTTTGCAGACCCAGGCCAGCCTGCAGGCCTTTGACGAATACATGGCCGTCGTAAAGCACCGGGCAGAAAAGGTCATGGAATTGAGGGAATACCTTATTTCAAAAACCACGCACCTGGACTGGGACAACCTCGACGGAAAACCCTACTTGAACATTGCCGGCGCCAACAAGGCCATGAAGGTCGGCATCATCAACATGGACGGCCTGCGCGGGGGCAAGGACTGGAGCGAGGACGAAAAACGGGAGCGCTACTACTATTACAAATACATCGCCCGCTTTTTCATTCCCAACCTCGGCGACAGCTTGTGGGAAATGGGCCGGTGTTCACAGCGGGATTTACTTTTCGGAACCCACAAGGTCCCCAAGCTCGGCAAGGACGGCAAGCCCGAGACCTACAAGGACAGCGGAAAAGTTATCATGGTCCGCGCCTTCAAACCGGCCAGCGAGGTCGACGAAGGCAACATCGACAAGAGCGCCATGACCAACCTGCGCGTCCGCGGCGTGCGCGCAATTTCAGGCCTTTCCAGCGTGACCTGGGAAGAATTGGAGCGCTTGGCCGGAATTACCCCGGACATGATCGAGGGCGGCACCAACTACAGCGACAGCGCCGGCGGGGAGGACGCGGTCACCAAGGCCGAGATGCGCCAGCTTTTCAACTTGCTCGAGAAACACAAGGTCGACGCCAAAGAATTTCAAGCCAAATTCGGGATCGGCATGATCAAGGAACTCAAGCAGAAGGACTTGGGCAAGGCCAAGGTCTGGATCAGCAAGCAGGGCCAGACCGCGACAACGGCCAGGGCCACCGACAACAGCATCATCGCGCCGGCCGCGGCCAAGCGCCTGCGCGAGGGCATGGCCGCCGTGGGCATCAGCGACGAAACCTACAAGAAGGAAATCGGCGCCCTGCCCGAGGAGACCAAGAAGGTCGACTTTGCCCGCGCCGAGGCCTTCATCAACAAGATCGCGGACGGGGGCGCGAATTGAACGCGCCTGCGGGGGAATGCCAGATCCTTGTGCTTCGGTACGGGCCCTGGCGCTTGATGGTAAACGAGGACGGGGCGTGCTGGCTTGAGCCGCCCCGGGACCAGCGCATCGGCGCCGGGACCTTGCCCACGCACGAGGAATTGATCGAGGCCATCAACGCCTGGACATACAGCAAGGCGGCCGCGGACTTGCGCGACCTCGGGATCGACTACGAAGCCGCGGTCCACCGTTTCAAGATCGGATGCAAGGCCATGAGCGAAAAAGCCCACGGCCAGCGCCGGAAGCGCACGGGCGGGATCGTAAACCGCGTCATTCATTGGTGGCGGGAGCGGCGCCTGGAGGCCCGGACCCTGGCCCAGGTCCGCGAGATTTTACGCAAGGACCAGGAGGCCAGGCGATGAGCCCGCGGCCGGGATGGACCGTGGAGACATTCAACGAACGATGCCCGCCAGGGACCCGCGTCCAGGTCCTGCACGCCAACGGCGTCCGGATCCGCACGCGGACGGTCGGCCGGGCATGGGCCCTGGGCGACGGCACCCCGGTCGTCCAGGTAAAGCGGGCCGCGCATGACATTTACCGCCTGGACCACGTCGAGCCCGAGGAGGAAAGCCCATGACCAAAACCGAAAAGAAGCGCATGCCAGAGTACACCGCACGACAGCGCGCGATCTACAAGGCCGCGATCCACGCCATACACTGGATCCAGGAGGACGCCGGGCCCGCCGGCCGGGCCCTCGGCACCAAGGCCAAGCCGATCAAGCGTGCCCGCGTCCTGCAGGTAATACAGCGCCTGGCCGGCGCCTACGGGGGCCCCTACGCCAAGCCCGTCCTGCCGGCGGACTTCAAGGACCTACACGACCGCGACATGCGCAAGGCCATCAGCACGGGCCGGAAGCACGGGGAATGGCCGTGCCTGCTTTCCAACCCCGGAGGCAGGGCCAAGGGCGGCTACTACATGGCCGCGGGCCCGGAGGAAATACGGGAGGCCGCGGACAACTTGAGGAGCTACCTGATCGACCAGGCCTGGAACCTTCGCGGCCTGCGGGCCAGCGAGGCCCACGCGCGCGGCATGCCCCTATTTCCCGCCTACGAGGAGCCCCAACCATGACCGGCCAGGGAAACCAGGCAAACTGGCGCTGGGAAACCGTCACGGCCTGGGACGTGCCAACCGGGCCCGCGAAATACCGGGCCGAATACCGCCGGCCGTGGACCAGGGCGGAAGCCCAGCGCCTGGTGCTTGGGATTCGGGCCTGGGACCGCGGGGAACCGGCACCGCCGGCGGCCGCCGAAAGCCCAGGGCCCGCCTGCGACGCCCGGGCCATCGACATGGCCCTGCGACTTCGCGGCCTTTGCCTTGAATACGAAACCCAGGCCAAGGACCTGGCGGACCAGATCCAAAAGGCCGTCGGCGACCTTGGAGAAAAGGCCCTGGCCGCCCTGGCTTGTTTCGCCTTGAATTACCACAAGAACACGGGTCGATGGCCGAGCCCGGCCGTCTACAGGGCCGCACGCAAGCACCTGGAGAAACTGGCCGGCCACGGGACCAAGACCGAGCCCCCGGACAACAAGCGCGAGATCCCGCATTGAATCCTAAGCCAGGCCAGATCGCGGTCCGGGACGGCGTGAATTTTGGCCGCCCCTACTTGAAGGCCAGCGGCGTGCCGACCTGGACCATCGCCGACCAATTCCGTGGCGGGGACAGCGTGGCCACCATTGCCCGATGGTTTGGAATTCCGCGGGCCCAGGTCGAGATCGCCCTGCGGTACGAATTGGAAACCCCGGCCCGAAAACGAAAAATGGAGGACAGACATGCCAGAGACCAACGACCATCCAAGCGGAAAAAAGTGCGGTAATTGCGGACATTCGCACCTGGTCCACGGAACCAGGCCCGCGGCCAATGAGCCCAACAACCCCACGGATGGCCCAATATTGGAATGCCGGGCCCGACCGCCAAAATGCCTTGGGCAAATAGACCCCAACACCAAATGGGCCGAGCCTTTCACCGCGATCTGGCCCACGGTACGCGTGCGCACCCGCGCCTGCGGCCAATGTTGGGATCCGACAGCCCGGGCAGAAAAAAGGACTTGACTGGGCAGGCACGCCCGCCCATACTACGAAAACATGGTCAGGACAAACCAGAGCAACCCAACCTTTCGGCAAGCGCCGCCGTCTCATGTCCTGACCCGGGGGCGCACCATTGCCGGAAACGCGGCCCCGGGACCGGAACGAAGGAGCGCCATCGGCCTCCTTTGTTTTGTTCATCCAACCCGGTCCCGGGCCGCCTTTTTTTCCGGACCTGGCAACGGAGGAGCGGCGGAAATTGTACTCGCAGATTGAAACGACCTTGTGGGGCGAGACCTGGTGGCAGGAAACTAGCCAGGGCGCAAAATTCCTTTACTTGTATCTTCGGACCAACGACCACCGGCACCTGTCCGGCTTGTACGAGATCACCGACCGGACAGCCCGCTTTGAGACCGACATGGAGGCCGTGGCCTACGAGAGAGCCCTGGCCGAGCTTGTAGCCCTGGGCCAGGTAAAGCGGGACGGGGCCCTGGTATGGATCGTCGAGGACTTGAAGCGCCGGCCGGAAGCCACCCTTTCACCCAAAATCGTCCGGGCCGTGGCCAAACAGGTCGAGCGGCACCGTGGGAGCCCCCTCGCGGCCGAATTGTTGCGGAAATATTCAAAAAGGTTAAAGGGTATCCATACCCTACCGATAACCCATGGTAAGGGTAAGGATACCGTAGGGATACCGTCCATTGATGATGAAGATGAAGGAATAATTAAGAAAGTAAAACCAATACAATCATCAATGAACCCTACCGCTACCCCTTCGATACCCTATCCAAACCCTACGGAAACCGGCGACGAATTCCCGGCCCTTGACGGGCCCTGGGCCGGCATACCGGCCTGGATGGTCAGCACCAACCCCGAGGCCGAGCCCGGGGCCTTGCAAAAGGCTTTTCCCAGGTACAACTACACCGCCCCCAGC